TGACTTAGATGGTTCTCAAAACGTAAGAGTTGTTATGAGATTTACATCTGGTATTCAGTATGGAATCGGTTCAGATTTAGTATTATTAACATTAGCTTAATAATTAAATAATTGTATAACATAAGAAGGGTAGGTGGTTTTTCTACCTGCCCTTTTTTAATAAAAAATAAAATATTATGGCTTGTGATTTAACTAGAGGAAGAAAAGAACCATGTAAAGACGTAGTTGGTGGTATTAGAGCTGTTTATTTCACAGATTTTGGTGATTTAGGCACAATAACACTTACTAATGATGAGATTACAGATATGAGTGGTACGTTTACTGCATTTAAATATGAAGTAAAAGGAAATTCATCATTTGAACAAAACATCACCTCGTCAAGAGAAAATGGTACTACTTTCTTTGAACAAACATTAAACTTAACATTACATAAACTAACTAAAGAAGACAATAAAGAATTAAAACTTATTGCTTTTGGAAGACCTCATGTAGCTGTTGAAGATTATAATGGAAATGTATTTTTAATGGGTAGAGAGCATGGAGCTGATGTATCTGGTGGTACAATAGTTACTGGTGCTGCTATGGGAGATTTAAGTGGTTATACACTTACTTTAACTGCTATGGAAACTTTACCTGCTAACTTTATTGATAGTCCAACTGCTTCTGACCCTTATGCTGGAATGGGTAGTGCGACTGTAACAGTAACAGTAGGAACTAATTCTTAATAATTAGATATACTTTGTGAATTTAAAAGAGGGGTACTTTATGTATCCCTTTTTTTATGCAAACAATTTATTATATATTTATTATTTATAATATGATAATATTAACAACATCAACAAGTTCGCAAACTTTTAAGATAATTCCTAGAAGTGCACCGAGCTCTGTTACATTTAATCTTACTGACAAATCTAAACGTACTACAAGTGCTGTTTCAGTTTCAGTAAGCAATTCAAACGGGTATATGTCTATTAGCGGTAGTTTTAGTTTAATTGCCAATAGATTTTATTCTTTTGTAGTAAAAGATGGTAATACAATTATATATAGAGGAAGTATATTTTGTACTGACCAAACTGACTATAACGTATTTGATGTTCACTCTGGAGACTATACTACAGAAAACTCATACGATAATGATTTTGTAATAATATGACAAAAAAGACAAACAGAGCTATGAGAAGAAAACTTAGTGCTCCACAACCAAAATTAGAAATACAACAAGGTAAAATCCATGTTGTAAATCTTTCCTCCTATACAAGACCTGAGATTAATGAAAGATATAATCAAGACTGGATTGAATATGGAGATGATAACAATTATTTTCAATACTTAATAGATAGATACAACGGAAGCCCTACAAACAACGCTGCAATAAATGGAATAGCAGAAATGGTGTATGGCAAAGGATTAGATGCTGTTGATAGTATTGATAAACCTGAAGAATATAAAGAACTCAAAGAATTATTCACTAAGGATTGTATGAAGAAGATATGTTATGACTATAAAATGATGGGTCAAGCTGCACTTCAAATAATCTATTCTAAGGACCGTTCTAAGATTGTTCAAGTAGAACATATACCTGTAGAGACGTTAAGGGCAGAGAAGGTAAATAATCAAGGTATAATCAAGCATTATTACTATGCAAAAGACTGGTCAGAAATAAAAGGTAGTAAAGTGCCAAAAAGAATACCTGCTTTTGGAACAAGTAATGCAGGATTAGAAATACTTTATATCAAACCTTATAGAGCAGGATTTTATTATTATTCTCCTGTAGATTATCAAGGAGGTTTACAATATGCAGAGCTCGAAGAAGAGATAGCGAATTACCATATTAATAATATACAGAATGGTCTTGCGCCTAGTATGCTTATTAACTTTAATAATGGTGTACCTACGGAAGAACAAAGAGAAATGATTGAAAGAAGCATACAAGAAAAGTTTAGTGGTTCGTCTAATGCTGGTAGATTTATATTGGCATTTAATGATAGCAAAGACCTTGCAGCTTCTATAGAACCTGTCATACTTTCTGATGCTCACGAACAATACAGATTTTTATCTGATGAATCTATGAGAAAAGTTATGGTATCGCATAGAATTGTATCTCCTATGTTAGTAGGTATAAAAGATAATACTGGTCTTGGCAATAATGCTGAAGAATTACAAACAGCATCAATTCTAATGGATAATACTGTTATAAGACCTATGCAAGTAACCATACTTGATGAATTAGAAAAGATATTAGATTACAATGGTATTGAATTAGATATATACTTTAAAACATTACAACCTCTTGAATTTACTGATTTAACAAATGCTATTACTGATGCAGAAGTTGAAAAGGAAACAGGTATAAAAAAAGAGGACCAAGAACCAGAACAAGAAGTCGAACAACCTGAAAATACTGAAGAATAATGGCAACAGCACTATTTATAAAAAGGTCAGATATTGTAAAAAACACAGCATTAAATGCTAATGTAGATACAGATAAATTTATACAATTTATTGCTCTGGCTCAAGAGATTCATGTACAGAATTATTTAGGTACTGATTTATATAATAAAATTAGTTCTGATATAATTGCTGGTACATTAAGCGGTGATTATTTAAGTTTAGTAAATGATTACATACAACCTATGTTAATTCATTTTGCTATGATTGAATATTTACCATTTGCGGCATATTCTATATCAAATGGAGGTGTATTTAAACATAATTCAGAAAACAGTTCTCTTGCTAGTAAAGATGAGATTGACTTCTTAATTCAAAAGGAGAGAGATTATGCTGAATATTATGCACAGAGATTTATAGATTATATGAGTTTTCATGCACCAAGTAAATTTAGTGAGTATTATAGTAACAACAATGAAGATATATATCCTGATAAAGATACAGGGTTTCATGGATGGCAACTATAAAAAAGACATATAAACCTAAACAGGTTAATCAAAAAAAACTATTAACTTATCTGAATAAGATAAATAATAAAACAAATAAATAATGGCTTCATTATCAGGAAATAAAATAAAAGATACTTATCAGTCATTAATCAAATTAACAGATAATGGCAATTTAACCACAGGAGCTAAACAACTTACTGATGGTTTTGGCAATAATTCTCCATTATATATCTCTACAACTCAAATAGGTATAGGAGTAACGCCTGAAGCAACATATGACCTTCACGTTTATCAAAATGCAAAAGTAGGAGGTAATTTAACTATAACAGGAGATTTAACAGTAAACGGAACAACAACAACTGTAGATACAGATACATTGAGAGTTGAAGACCCTCTTATTGAAGTAGCAAGAAATAATACAAGTTCAGATGCGGTAGATATAGGTATATACGGAAAGTATGCACCTAGTGGAACAACTTTATATGCAGGTTTATTTAGAGATACAGGAGACGATAAATTTAAACTATTTAAAAGTTTAGAAGAACAACCAACAACTACAGTAAACACAAGTGGAACAGGATATGCAGTAGCTACTTTAGTTGCAAATGTTGAAGGAACATTAACGGGTATAATTGCATCTACTACAACAGCCACAACTCAAAGCGCAAATGATAATAGTACAAAGGTTGCAACTACTGCCTATGTAGATAATCAAGTTACACTTCAAGATTTAGACTTTGCAGGAGATAGTGGTACAGGTGCAGTAGATTTAGATAGTCAAACATTTACTATTGCAGGTACAAGTAATGAAATAGAAACATCAGCAAGTGGTCAAACATTAACAATAGGCTTACCAGATGATGTTACAATTACAGGAAATTTAACTGTTAATGGTACAGGAATAAATTTATCTAATGCTACAAACCCTACTATAACAGTTACAGATAGTACAAATGGGCATTATTTAACAATGCAAGGTTTAGATGGTGCTTCTAAAATTGATTATTTATCTACTTTAATATTTGAATATGGTGCAGGTAATACGGAAGCTGCAAGATTAACTTCATCAGGATTAACAATAAGTGAAGAATTAACAGTATCAGGTACAGGACAAAGTAGTTTTGCAGGTCAAGTAACAATACCTGCGACACCAAGTGCGAGTACAGATGCAGCAAGTAAAGGATATGTAGATAGCAAGTTTCAAGAAACAGACACATTATCAGAAGTATTAGCATTAGGAAACACTACAGGAGGAACGGATATAGCAGTAAGTTCAGGAGATGATATTACTTTTGCCGATAGCAGTCAAGCTATATTTGGAGCAGGAAGTGATTTAAAAATATTTAGTGATGGCTCAAGTGGTTACATAAGAGGTTTAACTGCAATACAAAGCCAAGATGGTACAGATGATTTTCTATCAACAGCAGCAAACGCAGGAGTAAGTTTATTTTATAACAACTCTAAAAAGTTTGAAACAACAAGTTCAGGAGTTACTGTTACAGGTAATGTTACTGTTAATTTAACAACTGCTGGTTCTGCTTTTACTGCAATAAACACAGGAACTAACAACATTTTTAGCACCTACAGTAATGCAAGTGATAATATTTATATTGGATTAGTAGGTAATAATGGAGTAATACAATCTAATAATGATGTAGTGCTTTTTTCAGGTTCTTCATATACAGAAGGGTATAGGTTAGACTCATCCCAAAACTCAACTTTTGCAGGAGATGTAATAATTCCTGAATATATTAAACACTCAGGAGATACAGATACTTCAATAAGATTTTCAACTAATAATATTAAATTTTACACAGCAAACAACGAAGTATTAGAATTAGAAGATGATGGGCAAGTAAATATAATATCAGGAGGCACAGTTACAAATCCTTGTTTAACTATAGGAGATGATGTCAATACAGGTATATGGAGACCTGCAAGTGATACTTTTGCAATATCAACAGGAGGCAATGAAAGACTGCGTATAGATAGTTCAGGAAACGTAGGCATTGGAGTAACATCTTTAGATTCAATGCTTACAATACAAGGTAATGAAACAGGTGGTCAAACTGTTACTCATTTACATTTAAATTCAGGTAATAATAATAGTTATCCATTTTTAGCTTCATTAAATAGTAATGTTATCGCAAGTGGTACTTATGGGTGGACTTTTAATAATAGTTCAAGTACAGGTAATTTAGAAATAGGCAGAAGAAATAATAGTACAACTTCAAGTGTAAGTTTAGCTATTGCTAGAAGTACAGGTAACGTAGGAATCGGAACTGATTCGCCTGATGCTTTATTAGATATAAGTTCTGGTACAACAACTGATGTTATTAGATTTGGTGCTGATTCAAGATGGGGATTTTCAAGAGCA